ATGGCAGGCAAGCGCTCAAAGACCGGCGCGCCGAGGAACTGGCGCGACCGGTTCATCGCCGCGCTGGGCGAGACATCGAATATCAGCGCCGCAGCGGACGCGGCGCAGATCAGCCTCAGCTGGGTCTACAAGACCAGGCGCGAGGATGCGGAGTTCGCCCGGCGCTGGTTCGAGGCGCTGTGCGAGGGATACGACAATCTCGAAATGCAGCTGCTCGAACATCTCCGCAACGGGGAGGCCGCAGGTTCGAAAGACGCGAAACGCAAATTCGACACGGCGGGCGCGCTGCGATGCCTGACCGCCCATCGCGAGGCGGTGGCGCGCGAGAAGGGGCGTCGTACGCTGGCGGGCGAAGTCACCACGATCGCCGCGATCAACGCCAAGATCGATGCCCTGCGCGCCCAGAGGAAGGCGGGCGACAGGGCGATCGCCAAGGCGCGTGCCGAGGCTCGCAAGGCTGCGAAAGCACCCAAAACCGGGTCGGAAAAGACGGAGGATCGCGATGGCGCGAAATAGGCGCGAATTGTCGCGCGGATCGTGGCTGCGGCGCATGGATGCGAGCGGCGCGGCGGATCGCGAGACGCTCGCGGCCCAGCTCGCCCCGCACGAACTCGCCGCTCTGGGCAGCTATTACTGGGAAGGCTGGGCGCGCGACGAGCAATTGCCGCCGCAGGACCGGGCCAGGGATATCTGGCGCACTTGGCTGATCTGCGCCGGGCGCGGCTTCGGGAAGACCCGCGCGGGCGCGGAATGGATCAGGGATGTGGCGCGCAATGACGGCGCGGCGCGCATCGCGCTTGTCGGGGTGAGCCTCGCCGAGGTCCGCTCCGTCATGGTCGAAGGCGATAGCGGCGTGCTGGCCGCCGCACCCGGCGCGCTCGCCCCCGTCTTCGAGCCGAGCCTGAAACGGCTGACCTGGGAGAACGGGGCGCAGGCCTTTCTCTATTCGGCCGCCGAACCGGAGAGCCTGCGCGGCCCCCAGCACAGCCATGCCTGGTGCGATGAAATCGCCAAATGGGATAATGCGAGCGATCGCGCCATGACGAGCTGGAACAATCTCCAGCTCACCATGCGGCTCGGCACGACGCCGCGCGTCCTTGCCACCACGACCCCGCGCAACGCGCCGCTGATGCGCCTGCTCCTCGCCGATGCGAAGCGCGGCAAGGTGGTGGTGGCGCGCGGGAAGACGGTCGACAATCGCGAGATCCTGCCCGCCGACTATTTCGCCAGCATGATCGAACAATTTTCGCAGAGCGGCTTCGGGCGGCAGGAGTTGGATGGCGAGATGGTGGAAGCCAGCGAAGGCGCGTTGTGGAACCGCGCGCTTATCGAAAATTGCCGCGAGACCGCGCCGGGGGCTGCGTCCACACGCATCGTGATCGGCGTCGATCCGCCCGCCTCGGCCAAAGGCGATGCCTGCGGGATCGTCGTCTGCGCAATGGGCGAAGATGCCATCGCCCGCGTGCTCGCCGACACGTCGGTCGAACGCGCCAGCCCCGAACGCTGGGCCCGCGCGGTCGCCCGCGCCGCCGAATACTGGAGCGCCGATCGCGTGATCGCCGAGGCCAATCAGGGCGGCGCGATGGTCGAAAGCGTGCTGCGCGCGGCGGATATCTCGCTGCCGATCACTTTGGTCCACGCCAGCCGCGGCAAGGCCGCCCGCGCCGAACCCGTCGCCGCGCTCTACGAAAGGGGCCGCGTGCGCCATGTCGGCCTGTTCGCGAAACTGGAGGACCAGATGTGCGGCCTTTTGGCAGGCGGCGCCTATGAAGGCCCCGGCCGCTCCCCCGACCGCGCAGACGCGCTGGTCTGGGCGCTGACGGAACTTGTGCTGAAGAAGGGCGGCGGGGAGCCGCGGGTGCGGGGGTTGTGATCGCCTCACAGTACTCGCTGGATTCCCGCCATCGATGCAATGGCGTAAGAGACCAACAAACGGTCGTCATTCCCGCGAAGGCGGGAATCCAGGAGCAACGCCCATGATGCAGCGCGAAATCGCACCGGTGGTCTATATCATGGCCTCCGCGCGGAACGGCACGCTCTATATCGGCGTCACATCCAACTTGATGCAGCGGGTCACGCAGCATCGGATGGGAACGCTTTCCGGTTTCAGCGGAAAATACGGGACGAAGACACTTGTCTGGTTCGAACCCCACGCGACGATGGAAAATGCGATCATCCGCGAAAAGCGTCTCAAGAAATGGAACCGCGCCTGGAAACTCAGGCTGATCGAAGAGGACAATCCCGCTTGGCGAGACCTTGCGGTCGAATTCGGCTTCGAACCCTTGCGCTGACTGGATCCCCGCCTTCGCGGGGATGACGATCCTTAATATTCCGCGCCGATTGCGCGCGCAGCTCCAACCAAACAATCCGCCACCACGGAGACACCCATGTCCTTCCTCACCACCCTCATCTCCGCCTTCAAGGGCGGGGGCGATGTTCGCGTGCCTGTCGCGGGCAGCTTCGTTTCTCCTTGGAGCACCGCCTTCGACACCACCCCAACCCGTCCCGCCTTCGATTACTCGACCGCCATCCGCGAGGCCTATCTCGCCAATCCGGTGGCGCAGCGCAGCGTCAGGATCGTGGCGGAGGGGATCGGCGGCGCGCCGCTGTCCTGCGACACGCCCGCGCTCGAACGCCTCGTCCAATGCGCCTGCGGGTCGCAGCCCCTGCTGGAGACGGTCCGCACCCATCTGATCGCCTGGCTGCGCGCCGATTCCGCGCTCGCATTCCGGCTCAACGCCATCGAGGAGGAAAGCCCCGCCGCCGCGAGCCCGCCCTGGCTCGGCATAGCGGCGAGCGCGGCGGCCGACTGGAGCGGCAAGACCTTTGCGGGCCGCGAGGTCCGCGTCGCGCTCGAACTGGTCGATCGGAACGATGACGGGGCGACGACGGCCGAGATGGTAGCGCTGATCGAACGCCGCATCGCGACGATGGCGCCGGTTCAGGAGGGCTATCGCGTGGTCGCGACCCAGTTCCTCAGAAGCCGCGCCGAACGGCGGGGGAAGGGGCTTCGCGCGGTGCTGGTCGAATACAGATTCAGATTGCTGATGGATTTTTAGTGTTTCGAACCCGCCTCCGCGGGTTCGTCCTCGGTGCTGTTCCTCCCTTCGGTCGGGCACCTGCGGGGCGCGCGCGTGCGCTTGCGGTCCGCTGGTCGCGGACCGTTCCAGGCGAAATATCTCGGCTTGGTCGCGGAGCTCGGACCCGAAGGGTCCGCAAGGGCGACCGCCCGCCCGCAGCGCCGTCAGGCGCGAGGACATCGCACGCCGGATGGCGTGCGGAAATCAAAAAAGGAGACCTACTCATGACCGCACAGAAAGGCGCTGCCTTCCTACTCAAGATCGGCGATGGCGCGCCCACGCCCGCCTATGAAACCGTCGCAGGGCTGCGCACGACACAGATGAGCGTCAATGGCGACACCGTGGTCGTTACGCACAAGGGCTCGGGGGGATGGCGCGAATTGCTGTCGGGGGCGGGCACGCGCTCGGTCTCGGTTTCGGCGAGCGGAATCTTCCTCGGCTCGGATGCCGAGGCGCGGGTGCGCGGCCATGCCCTTGCCGGAACGCTCGACCAGTACGAGCTGAGTTTCGAGGACGGCGCGAAGATGCGCGGGCAATTCCTCGTTCAGCGGCTCGATTACTCGGGCGATTTCAACGGCGAGCGGACCTATGCGATGCAGCTGGAAAGCAGCGGTGCGGTGGTGCCGTCATGAATCCTAATGCCGCCCGGGGCGAGGCTTCGATACCCGTTTCAGGTCGCGCCTGCCTCCTGCGTCCGAGTTTCGACGCGCTGGTGCGGGCCGAAGAGGAACTTGGCCCGCTGTTCGCACTGGTCGAACGCGCGGGCGGAGGCCAGCTCAAGCTCGCCGAGATCGCGGCGCTGTTCTGGCACTGCCTCGCCGATCGCTCGGTCGCGCGCGAGGAGGTGGGCGAAGCAGTGCTGGCGCTGGGCCTTGCCCGCTGCACGGCGCCGCTGCGCGTCCTCTTCAGCCAGATCCTGAAGGGCACCGGGTGACTCGCTTTTCCGAGACGGCGCTGCGCCTCTCCGGCCTCGCCGCACGGGCGCTGGGATGGACGCCGCCAGTGTTCTGGGCCGCGACGCCAGCGGAACTCGCCGCCTGCATCGACGCCCAACCCGGCTTTGCCGCCCCGCCCGACCGCGAAGAGATCGCGGCCATGATCGAAAGGGATCGCCATGGATGACGAGTTGGCCCCGCTATTGGTCGAAATTCGCGCCGACACCGCCGGGTTCGCCAGCGATGTCGCGCGGATGCGGGCGAGCTTCGACGGGCAATTGCTCGATGGCTTCGCCCGTGCGGGCGACGTGCTCGAACGCGGATTGCTGTCCGCGATCCGCAAGGGGAGCCTCGGCTTCGAGGATCTGAAGCGCGTGGCGCTCGGCGCGCTCGACCAGATCGCGGGGCAGGCGCTTCAATTGGGGATCGACCGCATACTGGGCGGGGCGGGAAAATCGGGAGGAGGTATCGGCGGCGTGCTGGCGGGCCTGCTCGCCGGGTTGACCGGCCTCCCCGGCCGCGCGACCGGCGGTCTGGTCTCGCCCGAGCGGCCCTATCTGGTCGGCGAAAGGGGGCCGGAACTGTTCGTGCCCGCCAGCGCGGGCCGGGTGGAGCCGAGCCGGGAAGGCGTCACGCGCGGTCGTGACGTGCGGGTAAACATCGCCCTCCCCACCGCGCGCGGAGCGGAGGCCCCTGTCGCGCTCAAACGCTCGGCGAGACAGATTGCCAGCGCCGTAAGACGAGCGATGGTGGATTAGTTTTTGTTTCCGCGGGTTTTTGTTTCCGCACGCCTCCGGCGCGCGATGTCCTCGCGCCTGAGGGCGCTGCGGGCGGCCGGTCGGCCTTGCGGACCCTGCGGGTCCGAGCTCCGCAACCAAGCCTAAGCCAGGAATGGATCGGTCCGCGACCAGCGGACCGCAAAGGCACGCGCCCGCCCCGCAGGTGCCCCGAAGCGAAGCGGAGGGAACAGCACCGAGGACGAACCGGCGGAGGCCGGTTCGCAACGAAAGGACTCTCAAACCATGCCCTTCTGGCTCGCCCGTCGTCGCGACGGGCAGGACGAGGACGCGATCCAGCGGTTCGATCCGCGTTTCTGGACCGTCAATTTCCCTCGCCCCATGATGGCGAGCGTCGTCACCACCGCGCCCGATGCGCTGCGGGTTGAGTGCGAATTCTACCATGAAGGCGAACTCGCAGGCCTGATCTGGGCGAGCGAGGATGTGCTCGACCATCCGCTGCTGCGCTATGCGACCGATCGCGATTATTCGCGCACCGTGCTGCAATTCCGCTGGCGCTCCGCCGGGATCGTGCCGCTCGACCAGCCGAACGGGCCGACGCTGACGATCGAGGGCCGCGATGCGAGCGGCGCGGCGCGGGTCTGGTATGTCCGCTTGTGGAATTACGCGGTCGGAACATCCGAGGATGCGATAGTCACCCTCCGTTTCTCCGACCTCCAGTCCGGCTACGTCCTGCCCGGCGAGCCCGTCCATCCCGCCGATATCGACCGGATGTTCGTCAGCCTCGCACCCCTGTCCTACGTGCCTGAAAGCACGCAGGCGCTGCCCGCCCGCGGCGCGGCCTGGACCGAGATGACCGAGATCGCCTGCCAAGGCGTGCGGGCGATGCTGACGACCGGCGACGTCACGCTGCCCGCTCCCCTAGGCAGGCTATCTCGTTCATCTCGTCCCAGG